CAAACGGTGCCGGTCTTCAGGCAATCATTCCAGACAATAGTTTCATTCGTAGACGCTGGAGGTTCTATGACCTCTTTGACGGTGCGCCGGGAACTTCTCAGTGGGCAACTGATAACGGCCGCGGCTCTGGTGATGAACTTCACGTTGCTGTCTACGATACAACTGGTGACATCACTGGTTTTGATGTAGATACTAACGGTAATCGTCAAAACGCGGTTCTTGAGACATTTGCAAATATGTCCAAGAACCCTATCGCGAAAACTGCACAGGGTAGTTCAAACTACTATCCTGATGTATTCTATCGTCAGTCTGAGTACATTTACTGGATGGACCACACTTCTGCTGGTTCTAACTGGGGCACAGACACAACTTCAGCATATACAGCAGTCAACGCACCTGTTGTAGATTCACTTACAGGTGGAACAGACGACTACGCGGTAACCGCTGGTGAGCTTGAAATTGCATATGATAAGTTTGCAGATACAGAATCACTGGATATTAACTTGGTGTTGGGTGGTCCAAGTTCTGCTGTTGCAGATACCAAAACTGGACAGGACACTCATGTAACGATGATTACGGCCCTTGTTGAATCTAGGAGGGACTGTGTTGGTTTCGTATCACCATTTCGCTCTGCAACTGTAAATGTCACATCTAACGTCACACAGGCAAGCAACGTGATTGATGCTTTTGACCTTTGTCCATCATCGTCTTACATGGTATTCGATAGTGGATACAAATACATGTACGATAAGTACAACGATGTATTCCGCTTCGTGCCGCTAAATGGTGATATAGCTGGTCTTTGTGCGTATACAGATGGTGTTGCTGACTCTTGGTTCTCTCCTGCTGGATACAATCGCGGTAATATTCGCGGTGCGATTAAACTTTCCTTCAACCCAACAAAGGCAGAAAGGGATCGTCTATATCGTGCGAGAGTTAACCCTGTGGTTGACTTCCCCGGCCAAGGTGTGGTTCTGTTCGGTGACAAAACTGCTCTTTCTAAACCAAGTGCATTTGACCGCATCAATGTGCGTCGGTTGTTCTTGGTTCTTGAGAAAGCAATCTCAACTGCTGCTAAGTTCCAACTCTTCGAATTCAACGATGAGTTCACTCGCGCACAGTTCCGTAACCTAGTTGAACCTTTCCTTCGTGATGTTCAAGGTCGTAGAGGTCTTACGGACTTCCGTGTTATTTGTGACGCAACAAACAATACAGGAGAGGTGATTGATCGTAACGAGTTTGTTGGTGATATCTTCATCAAACCAAACCGCTCGATTAACTTTATCACACTTAACTTTATCGCGGTTCGCACAGGCGTATCGTTTAGCGAGGTAGGAGGTTAATCATGGCACTTATTGACGATTTCAAAGCAAACCTAATTGGTGGAGGTGCTCGCGCTAATCAGTTTCGAGTAACAATAACTCCACCGTCAGGTATTGCAATTGGTCTTGATGTTCGTAGAACTTCATTTCTGGTTCGTGCATCAAATCTCCCTGCACAAACTTTGGGTGAGATTGCGATTCCATTCAGAGGTAGGCAGATTTATATTGCGGGTGACCGTTCATTTGAAGATGCATGGACAGTTACGTTTATGAATGATACTGACTTCATGATTCGAAATGCGATGGAACGTTGGAGTAACGGTATCAATGACCTTGCTGATAACACTGGTGTGATTGCACCCGCTGATTATCAGACGGACCTCACAGTAGAGCAGTTGGATCGTGACGATACGGTTCTGAAGACATATATCTTTAGAAGTGCATGGCCACTTACGATATCGCAGATTGACTTGACTTCTGATCAGGCAGATGCGATTGAAGAATTTGAAGTAACTTGGAGATACCAACACTTTGAAGCTTCTGGCGTGAACTTCTAAGAACCTACTAAATAATACAAAGTAGGAGATATTATGGCACAACTTTTTGGGTTCCAAATTCAAAGAGCAACCAAAGAAGTAGAGGGTGGTGAGAAAACTTTCACCACCCCTACTCCTGATGACGGCACAGTTGATGTTGCCGGTGGTGGTTTTTTATCGTCTGTACTTAATACAGACGGGCGTGAACGTTCAGACATTGACCTCATTCGTAGGTATAGAGACATCTCACTTCAAGCTGAGTGTGATGCTGCGATAGAAGATATCGTAAACGAATCAATTGTAGCAAACACAAATGATGTTGCAGTTGAAGTTGTATTGGATAATCTTCCGTATCCAGACAAAATCAAGAAAAGAATTAGAGACGAGTTCAATGAAGTTCTACGTCTTTTAGATTTTGGTGTCAAAGGACACGACATTTTTAGACGGTGGTATGTAGATGGTCGCCTCTATTATCACAAAGTCATCGACACTAGTGATCCAAAAAAGGGTATTACGCAAGTTCGTTACATAGACCCCACAAAGATTAAAAAGGTGCGGGAGACAAAGAAAAGTAAAGACCCTAAAACACAAGTTGACATGGTTGAGGCAGTCAACGAGTATTTTGTATATAATGAAAAAGGATACTCTGGGGGAACATCACAAGGGATTCGTATTGCCAAAGATGCTATCGCATATTGTCCATCTGGTCTTATTGATAGTTCAAGTGGTCGAGTTCTTTCATATCTACATAAGGCAATCAAACCTGTCAATCAGTTGCGTATGATTGAAGATGCACTAGTCATCTATCGCATTTCTCGCGCACCCGAGCGTAGGATTTTCTACATTGATGTTGGTAACTTGCCTAAGATAAAGGCAGAACAATATCTCAAGGATGTGATGAATCGTTATCGTAACAAGTTGGTGTATGATGCATCGACAGGTGAGATACGAGATGACCGTAACCATATGAGTATGTTGGAAGACTTCTGGCTTCCACGCCGAGAAGGTGGTCGAGGAACAGAAATTACGACACTTCCCGGCGGTTCTAATCTTGGAGAGATTGATGATATCGTATACTTCCAACGGAAATTATACCGTTCACTTAACGTGCCGATTTCAAGACTTGAAGCAGAGCAAGGTTTCTCTCTCGGCAGAACAACTGAAATCACTAGAGACGAACTTAAATTTACAAAATTCGTACAACGTGTCCGTAAGAAGTTTACCCCACTCCTCACAGACCTCTTGAAGACAAACCTTTTGTTGAAAGGAGTAATCTCACCAGAGGATTGGCCTAGTATGCAAGAGCATATTCAGTACAACTTCTTAGAAGACGGTCACTTCGCAGAACTAAAAGAGGCAGAATTGTTGAAAGACCGCATCGATACTTTATCACAAGTGGAAAGTTATGTGGGAACATTCTTCTCAAAACAGTTTGTACTGAAAAAAGTTTTAAATATGAATGATGCACAAATAGCAGAAATGCAAGACCAGATTGAAAAAGAAAGTGCAGAAGACGATGAAGATGATGAAGGAGACTTTCAATGAGTGACACAAAAGATTTACTAAACGCAATCATATCAGGTAATAATGTAGACGCAGAGCGTATATTTCAAGATAATATGGCTCTACGAGTTGGAGACAAACTAGAGATGCAACGTCGAGATGTTGCAAATAGTTTTGTAAAAACTCCGATAGATTTTGTTGATCAGGAAGCAGATGTAAATGAAGAGGATTGAGGAAATCTATGAATCTACAGTTGTAGAGAAAGATGAACATCGTAAGTCGAAGGAGTATCGGAAGCTTTCTCCTAAGATGAAGGATGCAGTTGATTCTATTTTTAAAGTTATGGACGCAAAACCTTCAGATTTCCTAAATAGTTTTGAAAAAACAATAAAAGACGTTTCTAAACGGTACAAAGTGTCTGAAAAAGACCTAATGAGGTACTTTGAACGAGAAATGTTAAACATTTAAGGATAGAAAAATGGCATTCAGAAGAGTACAAAATTTAGGCACAATAACCGCGTCAACATTAGGTGACGACGCAGCACACAGTCTGACTGAATTAGTTCTTAGTCCTAACAGTGGTGTACGGGTAAATGAGTTTGCTGGAAATGATGTATTTGTCAAACTCACTTTAGATGGTACAGCGGTGACTGCAACAAACGGAACTTATGTGAAAGCATCTAGTTCTGTAATTATACACCCAGAAGAAAAACCACGGAGCGGCCCCGGCAACATATTGTTAGACGGAACTGACTCCGATTCCTCTGATGCTGGTGATGGGTTGATTGCTGAGTCTGGTGTTGATTCAACTGGTAAGACAGTTCTACAATACAATAGGGCGGAAGATAACTTTACACTGTCTGTCAAGAACGAAACAAATGGTTCAGATGGTGGTGTACATGTTGAAGAAGTTACGCATATAAACACTGTATAGGATAGAATCATGGAAACACTCAAATTATTCTCAGAAGCCGTAGAAGAAGTAGAATATATCTGCGAAGAAAAAGAAGACGGTAAGAAGAACTACAAGATCAAGGGTATCTTCATGCAGGCGGATATCAAAAACCGTAATGGTCGGGTGTATCCTATGCCGGTCCTTGAAAAAGAGGTAGCTAAGTATAACAAGAATTTCATTCAAGAGAAACGAGCTTTTGGTGAATTGGGTCACCCAGACGGACCTACCGTGAACCTTGAAAGGGTTTCACACATGATAACAAGTCTGAAGCCGGAAGGCAAAAACTTTATTGGTGAGGCAAAGATTATGTCCACACCAATGGGTGAAATAGTAAAGAATCTCATGGACGAGGGTGCTAAACTCGGTGTTTCCTCGCGTGGTATGGGTAGTCTTGAACAGAAAAATGGTGCAAACCATGTGAGAGACGACTTTTATCTTGCGACGGCCGCTGATATCGTTGCTGACCCATCCGCTCCTAATGCTTTTGTAGAAGGTATTATGGAGGGAAAAGAGTGGGTCTGGAACAACGGTGCTCTACTTGAAGCAGAATTGGTTGAGATGAAAAGAGAATTTGATGCAAAAAAAGTAAGACTTGACGAAACGCGGAAGGCTCTTGCCTTTGCAAAGTTCCTAAAAAGATTATAATTTATAAATAAATATTAGTAATTTATTACTGCAAAAAGGAGGCATCCTATGTCAGAACTAGAACAAACAATTGAAGAGTTGGAGGCGGAAGTGCTCGCTGAACTTGAAGAAGGACAGCACGCTAAGAGTGACCCTCAGATGAAGGGTGCCGCTCCAGCAGAAGGTCAAAAGAAACTTGACAAAAAGACACCC